GAGTGGGCAGTGAGATACAAGTCGGCCTTATTCTCTGGTGCCCAAACTTTCCATATGCTTGAGCGAATACCGTTTGGCTCACCCACACAGAAGTCAATATCTAACGATCTGCGTCCCATTAGGATTCCGTGACGGGTAGATTGGCGATCCCGGCAGGATTCGAACCTGCGACCTCCAGCTTCGGAGGCTTCGTCTATGGTAGAGAATTTCTCAATAAAATCAACGATCCGAGCAGTTCCGTGTGCCGTTCGTGTGCCGTTCAGCCCTCGCCGAACAGATCGCGGGCGATCCCGTCCATGATTTCGTGGTGATCCTCTGACGGGAACAGGTGCCCGTAGCGATCCATCGTGACTTGCAGGCTGGAGTGACCGGCGAAGGTCTGAACCGTCTTCGGCGTCAAGCCTGCCTCGATCCAAGTTGAGATCGCGAAGTGGCGCAGCCCATGCCAGTTGATCGCCGGCTTGAAGCGCGTCGCCGACGCGGCGTCTGCCACAACGTGTTCGCCAAGCCCTGCGGCTTCGCAGGCCGGGCGGAACTGCCGGTTGATCATGTTGTTGTGATTGACGTAGCCGCCGCGCCGGTTCGGGAACACCAGATCGTCTGGTCTTGCGAACTTGGTCCGCAGCTTCCATTCCCGCAGGGCCTTGACGACCGCAGCGCCGAGCGGAACCGTGCGCATTCCCGCGGCGGTCTTGGTCACATCTTCCTGGCCGTAGGCGTCAACGCGCGTCTCGATAGCGACCTGCTCGCCGGCCAGGTCGATATGCCGCCACCGCAGAGCGTGCAGTTCGCCGGCGCGAACACCGGTCGCGGCGGCGAACATCAGCTTCACCCGGAAATCAGGATCGGCCGCGTCCAGCAGCGCCCGCATATCCGCCTTGGCTGGCGGCACGATCTTGCGCGGCCCCTCGTCGCGCCGGCCGATGACCTTGATGCCGGCCGCGGCGTTCACCGCAAGCAGATCGCGGCCAATGGCATAATCGAGGATAAGCCGCAGCCTACCTAGCACCTTACGCGTAATTGCGACGCTGGCGCCGGCAGCGCGCAGATCGTCGCGGAAGTCGGCGATTTTCGAAGCGGTGAGCTGCGCCAGCTTGACGCCGCCGAGGCCGTGATCGGCGCTGAGAATGTGGTTGCGCACCAGCCCCTCGACGGCATGGAAGTGCCGCCGTGTGAACTGCTCGCCGCGCTGCATCCGGCCACCGACATATTCCAGATACGCCTCGGCGGCTTCCCGCACTGTCACCTTGTCGGCATCGGCGCGGAACGTTCCGGCACGCATCTGCGCCTCGACCTCGACACGGAAGGCGTCGGCTTCGCGCTTGGTCGCGAACTGGCGGCGCTGGCGTCGGCCGGTCGCGTCGACGAAATCGCAGCGCCAAGCCGTGCGCTGTTCGCCCCTTGATGTTTGCCAAGTCCGCTTTGTCACAGTTGTCATTGTGTGCCATTCCCTACCGCAAGGCGCAAAACATTCCAGTTTTCAGATACACGTGTGCATGATAAAAAGCAACGGAAATGACGCGAAACCACACGCCGCCAGCCAACACCAAGAAACCCCAAGGCCCTGCCGGCATGCTCAGTCCCGACGGCCACGATCCAGGATATCAAGAGGCTCGCCAAGCAGCAGCCGAGCGCCCGGTCGCGACCGCGCCGAATCGCATCAGGCGACGCAGGCGCAATGCCAGCCCCGACACTTTTACCACTGGAGAGATCGCCCCAGCGACGGGTCTGCCGCTGAGATCGGTTATCCATCTATGTGAAATCGGACTGCTTCCCTCGACGGGCGGCAAAGGACGTGGCGCTAAACGCGAACTGAGCGTTGAAGCCCTTGGCCGCGTCGCCGCGATTTCGGCCCTTCACAACGCTGGCGTGCCGATTGTAACGGGGGCGCGCCTGGTCGAAGCGCTGGCCGACGACCCCGAGATTGGCATCAAAATGGGTGGACTTGGGCATCTGCTGCACAAACCGCACAATCCAACAGAAGGGCGCCTACCGTTCGAGGCGGAAGTGTCGAGAGAATACGACCTCGATAATCCATTTTGGCTGCATTATTGCCTCGTAAGTTTTTCGACTATTTACAAACGAAACACGGCACTTGCGAATGATAATCTCTTGGAAATCGTTGATTGCAAATTTGTGTTCCACAATACATTGGTTGACCAAAAAGGAATACTTGCACCTGGTAAAGAGGTCTCTCCCGGATCGCTGATGGTTGAGGTCGACGGATGGGGCACCAAGAACGTGACCGCGACCAACCTGCCATTGAACTCGCTATCCCAACAAGGCGCTAGGCAGGTCAGGCAACATTTTCGCGGCCTGATTACCGCGAATGTCTCGCTCGCGATGCGCGATACGCTCGACGCTGTACATGATTATCGTCTGCTCTCGGACAACTGAAGCGGGCATCATTGGTCGGCAACACGCGGCTTGACAGGCGATTCAACGCGTGCCATTCCAATGCAATAACTGCATCATAAAGGCACGGGGCATAGTAGCTTGCCGCTTAGTCGATCTAGAAATGAGAGTGGCATAAGTTGACAGGGTTTTAAGGGTATTCGTGCTGGGCGCGCCCCATGAGCAGCGCCTACGGCAAATAGAGTTGACGCGTTGATCTGGCCTTTATGATCGGTTCCCTCGCCCGGCAGGGACAAGCGGGGCATTCGATCGCGATTTTGGAGGCCAGGACATGAGCGATCTTCAGAACGACATTCTTCGCGGCGCTGATGAGATCGCCGCAGTGCTTTACGGCGACAAGCGCTTGCGCCGGCGGGTGTATCATCTAGCCTCGACTCAGCGCCTGCCGGTGTTTCGGCTCGGCCAAGTGATATGCGCAAGACGCTCCAAACTGCTCGCCTGGATCGAGCAGCAGGAGCAAGACGCGACGGCCGGCACATTCAGCAGCTCGGAGACCAGCAATGCGGACCTCGAGCGCTGAGCCGTTGCCGGCGCATCAGCGCGGGCCGGCGCTTGCAGCCCAGCTCGACGCGATAGCTGAACGCGTCCGCCGCCTTGCACCGGATCATCGAGACCCGGAGCGCTATCACATCGAACGCAGCGAGATTGAATTCCGGCTTCGCCAGCTCGCCCTAGCCTGCGAGCCGGTCACGACGGACCAACAGTCGACATGAGTCAGGTCATCACGTTCCCCGTCAGCGCCCAAGCGCGCCAGCGCCTGCGCAGGATGGCGCGCCGTCACGTGATCGCGGAAACATTGCGCGCGGCCGGACCTGCCCCGCTTCCCACTGCTGAGATCATCAGGCGAAGCATCAAGGCGGCCCCGGATGCGCGCCCTGCCGATGTCGTCGCAGCCACGCGTGAGGCGCGCTCGCCAGCGGAGGTGCGCGCGTTGCGGCGTCATGTCCGCCGTCCGCGCCGCTAGCACCAGTCAGGAGGCTTGAATAGTCATGACGGGCGGCTCAATCACCATGACAGCCGACCGCCGAAATGGCGATCCCACCGTCGCGGATTTGCTAAACAACGTCGAGGCCGAGCAGCGGATAATTGGGCTTGCGCTTCGGGACAACCGCGTCTGGCCTGTCATTGCTGAGATCGTTGATCCGCACCATTTTGGCGATCCGCTCCACGCGCAAATCTTCAAACTGATCGGGGAGACGATTGCGGCTGGCCAGGCGGCCGATCCGATCACGCTAGCGCCTCGAGTCGCTGGTTGGCCCGACGTTGGCGAGATAACCGTCCCTGCTTATCTGGGTCGGTTGGTCGCTTGCGCGCTTATTCCCGCCCAAGCAGCAGCGGAGCACGCACGCCAGGTGCGTGAGATCGGAATGCGGCGCGCCGCCATGGCTATCGGGCATGAGTTGACCGAAAGCGCCGCGGCAGACATCGACCGGCTTCAGGACGTGGCTGATGTTGCATCTGAAATCATCGCTTTGCGGCAAAATGGCCGCGTCGCCACAGCCGCGGCGATTGATGCGGCGCGCCTGTTCGCTGAACCGGCGGATGACCGGACTTGGCTGATCGACAACATGATTCCGGAGGGCGAAGTCGTGCTGCTCGGCGCGGACGGCGGTTCCGGCAAATCGCTGCTGGCGCTGCAACTCGCCTTTGCTGCCATGACAGGCCGCCCCTTCATCGGTCAAGAGCCTACGCGCCGGTTCCGCACCATCATCCTGAGCGCTGAAGACGACGAACGGGAGATCACACGCCGCCTCCACCGGATTGCGCGCGAAGATTATCCGTTTTCGCACGACGACCTGATGCGCGACGCCGAAGGCATGACACACATCATCGACGCCACGCAGGACGTGGATCCCAAGCTAGCGACATTCGACCGTGAGCGAGGGCTACAGCCGACGCCCATGTACCGGCGGCTCAAGCGCGATATCGCCACGCATCACGCCGATCTCGTGGTGATCGACAGTGCGGCCGACGTGTTCGAGGAAGAGATTGACCGCTATGCGGTGCGTTCCTTCATCCGCCTCCTGCGCGGGCTGGGTTGCACAGTGTTGCTGCTGGCCCATCCATCTGTGGACGCCATGAAGACCGGGCGCGGTTATTCTGGATCAACACATTGGAACAATGCCGTGCGTGCGCGCCTTTACCTGCGACGCGACAGTGAGGCAGAGGACCCGGACGCCCGCATTCTGGAGATGGCCAAATCCAACTACGGGCCAACTGGCAACAAGATTCGACTCACTTGGCAAGATGGACGCTTTATCCCACACGTGCCTAGCGTCGATGACGTGGCCACTCAATTGGAAACTGAGCAAACCTTCCTGAGCATTCTTGCGAAGTATAACGATCAAGGGCGCTCGGTCAGCCCCGCCCCGCGCGCCAACAACTACGCCCCGCGACAGATGATGAGCCATCCCGACGCTGAGGGCTTGAGCCGCCACCAGCTTGAGCGCGCAATGGAACACTTGCTGAGCGCCGGACGACTGCGCGTTGAGCCATACGGCCCCCCGTCGAAAGGCCACCAGCGGCTTGTGATCGTCTAGCGCCTGCCCGCTTCCTTCCTGCTCCTGCCTGCTTTCCTGCTCTGCCCGCTTCCTGCTCGCTTTTTCACGCTAGACATTCAAAACCTGCCTGCTTTCTTCCTGCTTTCTGCCTGCATTTTCGCGTGACAGGTGAATTAGCCTGCCTGCTCCCTCCCCCCAGACCCCCCACCCGTGCGCGCGTACACGCGCGCGCGCATGGGCTGCTCGCGCCGCACCGTGAACTGGCGCGAGGCGAGCAGCCCATGCGAGGCAAGCCGAACCGATCGCGCGCCTTCGCGAGCCTGCTGCATATCGAAAGGACGGCAGTTCACACCTTCCGAGCAGGGCAGGGGGGCGTTCAGAATTTCAGCCGGCCTGCTGTAGACCGGCGTGTGTACCGTCGATTTTTGTTTCGGGAGTTTTGAAGCAATTCCAGATACTTAGCGCGAAATAACGCCAAGTTTTCCACAGCCAGCGACGGCAGACGGCGCGGAAAGTTATGCGCGCCTTGGTAATTCTTGGGAACGCCAAGCAATATCCGCAAATCATTGAGAATGCAGCCGATTTTTGCCGCTTGCGGCCCACCGAGCGGCGTGGCAACGAGGTCATGCCGGCGAGTTGATGCGTTGACGGGGCGATGTACGGCGCGCGTCACGCCCCGGCCGGACGGCGGCCAGTCGAGCGTACCACGGCGACGGATGATCTCCCCGCCCGGCTGCATTTTCCACATGGAACCCCTTGCGGAGACGCTGTGATGCTCGATCGCATGCTGGGCATTGTTGGCCTTCAACGGCGCGGACTGGCGAACCCTTCGGACGAGTTGCTCGCGCTGTTCGGCGCGGTGCCCACCGCTGCCGCGATGAGCGTCACGCCGGAAACCGCAATGCGCCTGCCGGTGCTCTACGCCGCGGTGAAAGTTCTTGCCGAGAGCGTGGCGCAGCTTCCGTTGATCCTTTACCGCCGACGCGATGACAACGGCAAGGACCGCGCGGGCGATCATCCGCTGTTCAGGATCCTCCACGACCAGGCCAATCCGTGGACCAGCTCCACCGAGTTTCGGCAATTCATGCAGACGCAGTTGTGCCTCCGGGGCAACGCGTTTGCGTTCATCAACCGGGACGGCGCCGGCCGCATTGCCGAGCTCGTCCAAATCCCGGCGCGCCTGGTCACGGTCGAAGCTGACGACGTGACGATGGAGCCGAGTTATTTGATCACCGGCGGCGACGGCGCGCAGCGGCGCTATGGCGCGGATGAGATTTTCCACCTGAGAACCATCGGGACCGGCGACAACCCTCACCTTGGCGACAGTCCCGTCATGCTGGCGCGCGAAGCCATCGCCCTGGCGCTGGCGATGGAAAAGCATGCCGGGCGCATCTTCGGCAATGGCGCGCGGCCGGCGGGCATCCTGAAGGCCGCCAAGGCGCTTGGCCCTGAAACGATCAAGCGGCTGCGCGAGAGCTTCGCGGCCCAGCACGCCGGCGGCGAGAACGCCGGGCGAACGCTGGTGCTCGAAGAAGGGATGGACTTCCAGGCCGTACAGTTCTCCAGCGTCGATTTGCAGTTTCTCGAGCTACGCCGGCACCAGATCGCCGAGGTCGCGCGGGTGTTCCGCATTCCGTTGTCCCTTCTGCAGGACCTGGAGCGCGTGACGCATTCCAACGCCGAGGCGCTGGGCCAGCAGTTCGTTTCGCTCGCGCTCATGCCGTGGCTGAAACTGTGGGAAGGCGCAATGCGCCGCGCCCTAATCGACCCGGCGGAACGCGACGAGCTTCACGCCGAGTTCCTGGTCGATGACCTGGTGCGCGCCGACATCGCCGCGCGCTTCAATGCGTATAGCCAGGCCGTCACCAACGGCATCTTGAACCCGAACGAGGTTCGGGCGCTTGAGAACCGCGGTCCGTACGAGGGTGGTGATCAGTTCCGACTTCCGCTGAATACCGAAAACCCGGCCAGCGACGAGGCCAGCTCGATCCGGAGGGCCGCATGACGCAGCACCGCAGACGCGCCCATGTGCCCGCCACGCTCGATTTCGAGGCGCGCTTCGCCACCGACGAGACCGACGAGGGCACCTTTTCCGGCTACGCTAGCGTCTGGGGGCAGCCCGACGCGTTCGGCGATGTGATCCAGAAAGGAGCGTTCGCCCGCACCCTTGCCGAACACCGCCGCGCCGGGACCGCGCCAGGCCTGTTCTGGTCACATAATCCTGCGGAGCCAATTGGGCGATGGACATCGCTTTCTGAAGATGAAACCGGCCTGAGAGTCGAGGGCCGGCTGGTGCTGGAGACGCGGCGCGGGCAGGAGGCGCATGCGCTGCTCAAGGCCGGCGCGCTTAATGGCCTGTCCATCGGCTTTCGCGCCCGGCAATCGAAACGCGGGCCGAATGGCGGACGGGTCCTGACTGATATCGATCTCGTCGAGGTTTCGCTGGTCAGCCTCCCGGCGGCATCGCGTGCGCGCATAAGCGACGTGCGCGCTGCCCAGCCTTCGCGTTCTGCGTTCCTGCGCGCTTGCGGCCATGCTGTTCGCGCCATTGATAAACGATTTATTCGGAGCTGAACATGACGACGCAAAACGATCTTTTTGACGCCACCGCCGAGGTGGACCGGGAAGACTGGCAGGCCCCGCTTGAGCTGCGCGACAGCGGCGGAGGTCAGAACAGCGGCCAGGGCAATTCCAACGATAACGACAACGACGACGGCGACGCCGCGGCAAATGCGGTTGCCGAGCTTCGCCAGAGCGTCGAAAACTTCGAGCGGCGTGCTGAAGAACGGATCAGTACCGAGATCAACCGTATCGGCGAGCGGGTTGGCAATCTCGAGACCCGGCTGAACCGGCCGAACATCGCGCGCCAGCCAAACACGAGCGAGGATCAGGGCGCCGCCGAGATGCGCGCCTTCGAGACATATTGCCGTTATGGCCGCGAGGCGCTGAGCGCCGATGAGGTGCGCACGCTCCAGGTCGGCGCTGCCACCGGCGGCGAAACCCTGGTGCCTGAGAACTTTCTGCAGGAGATCATCCGCAACCTGGTCGAGTTTTCGCCCATGCGCCAGGTCGCACGGGTGTCTCAGGCTTCCGGCTCCAACGTGACCCTGCCGCGGCGCACGGCGGGCCTCACGGCCGGCTGGGTCGCTGAAGGTGATCCGTCGTCTTCGTCCGAGCCAACGTATAACGCCCATTCGATCGACATATATGAGGCGCGCGTCTACAGCGACATCTCGAACGCCCTGCTCGAGGATTCGGCCTTTGACATGGCCGCTGAACTGGCCCGCGACTTCGCCGAGGAATTCGGCCGTCTGGAGGGCAAGGCGTTTATCGACGGTAACGGTACGAGCCAGCCGGAAGGCCTGCTCACCTCCAGCGACTTCGTGACCGAGACTGGCGGATCGGACCTGGCCGACGACCTCATCGACCTGTACCACGCCGTGCCGAGCGCCTATGCGCGGCGCGGCGCGTGGGGCATGAACCGCGCGACTATGGCAGAGGTTCGCAAGCTCAAGACCTCAGGCACGGGCGTCTATCTGTGGGCCGACAGCCTGACGCCGGGCAACCCGCCGACGCTGCTGGGCCGGCCAGTTGTCGAGTTCCCGGACCTGCCCGACCTGAGCCAGTCTCCGGTTGGTGTGCCGATCGTGTTCGGCGATTGGGCCACCGGATACCGGATTTTCGATCGCGTCGGCTTGAGCGTGCTGCGCGACCCGTTCAGCCGCTCGACGAACTCGGAGGTTCGCTTCCTCGCCCGCCGGCGCGTGGGCGGCAAGCTGGTCCAGCCCGAAGCGCTGCGCGGCCTCGAAACGTAATACGCGGGGCGGTGGCATGACGCTCGTTCAGATCGACCCGCCGGAAGCATTGCCGGTCAGCCTCGACGACGCCAAGGCGCATCTGCGCGTTACCGTCGCGGATGAGGACGATCTGATTTCCGGGCTGATCCGCATGGCCACCGCCCGGCTCGATGGCCGCGACGGTCTTCTGGGCCGGGCGCTGGCCCCTCAGACCTGGCAGCTCGTCCGGCACGGCTTTCCCGGCAAGGCCGCGCCGATCATGCTGCCGCTGCCGCCACTGATGTCGGTAGACACTGTGGCTTATTTCGATCCCGACGGCGCCGGCCAGATGCTCGACGCGGTGGATTATCGCGTGATCGGCGGGGGCGGCGGACCGTCGACGCTGTTGCCGGCGCAAAACAAGACCTGGCCGGCGACGCTGGACGAGCTGGAAAGCGTCACGATCACCTTCACCGCAGGCTATGACGACGGCGCCAGCCCGCCTGGCGTGAGCCTGCCAGAGCCGCTCAAGGCGGCGCTGATGTTCGACATTGCGCATCTGTACCAGCACCGCGAGGCAGTGATGATGGGCGCAGATGCGGGCGAGGTCCCGCTCGGCTACCGCGACTTGATCCAGCCGTTCCGTATCTGGGAGTTCTGAAGATGCGACCCGGCAAGCTGAGCGAGCTGATCACCATCGAGCAGGAGGTAGAGCAGCGGGACGGGTCGGGCGGGTTCACCGTGACCTGGCAGCAGTTTGCGAAGGTCTGGGCGCAGGTTCAGCCCGTGCGGCTGAGCGAGTCCGAACGACAGGGCGCGGTGCGCGCCAGCCGGGGCTACCTTTTCACGATGTGGCGGCGCGGCGACTTGAGCGAAGACATGCGTATCGCGTGGAACGGCGAGACCTTCAACATCCGGGAAGTCAGGCTGCCGGCTTCTCGCGCGCTCTACATGGAGGTGTTCGCGCAATCAGGGGTGACGCAATGACCTCACCCATGGCTCCAATATCGCGGCGCTGGCCGGACAGCACTGTCGCGATTATCGCGCCGGGCCCGAGCCTCACGGAACATGACGCCAATGCGGCTCATGCGGCGGCAGACCACGTGATGGCCGTGGGCGATGCCTGGCGCCTCGCGCCGCGGGCCGAGCTGCTCTATCACGCCGATGGCCCTTGGTGGTGGACACATGGCGGCGTGCCGGGGTTCCGCGGCGAGCGCTGGACGCAGGACAAAGGGCCGGCCAAGCCCCAGCGCCCGCAACCGCATGGCGATTGCGTCGCCGCTTTCGGCCTGCGCGCGGTGCGCAGCGAAAACCGCGAGGGGGTGTCGTTTGATGCCGCAATGATCCACCAAGGCGGCGGATCGGGCTTTCAGGCGCTCAATCTCGCGGTTCTGTTCGGGGCGCGTCGCATCCTGCTGCTGGGCTTCGACATGCAGCGCGCCGGCGGCAAGACGCATTTCTTCGGCGATCACCCGAACCGATTGAGGCGAACATTGTCATTTCGTCGGCTTCGCCAGCCTTTCGCGGTGGCCGCGCGCCAACTCGACCGCGCAGGCATCGAGGTGATCAATGCGACGCGCGCCACGGCGTTGACCTGCTTCGAGCGGGCCCCGTTTCCAGCGCTCCACGCGGCGCAGGAGCACGCGGAATGACCGCGACGCGGGATCGCCGGCCCTCGGCTGCGAAACGCGGCTATGGCCGCAAATGGCGCGAGGCGCGCAAGGCGTTCCTGGCGCGCCCGGAGAACCGCTGGTGCGCCTGCGGCTGCGGCCAGCCGGCCGATATGGTCGATCATAAAGTGGCGCATAAAGGCGACATGAATCTGTTCTGGGACCGCAAGAACTGGCAGCCGATGAACGGTCACTGCAACTCACGCAAGGCGGTCCTGAACGAAGGCGCATTCGGCAATGAGGCGAGGCCGGAGCGGCCCTATCCGACGCCTGGCTGCGACGAAACCGGCGCGCCGAGCGACCCGAACCACTGGTGGAACAAGGGAGGCTGACATGGGAAAGCGCGGCCCCAAACCCCGCCCGACCAAGCTGCGCGTGCTCGACGGCAACCCGTCGAAAACCCCGATCAATGACGCCGAGCCGGTGCCCGAAGGCACGGCGCAGTGCCCGGAGCATCTGAGCGAAGACGCCAAGGCGTGCTGGAAAGTCATCATCGAAAGCCTGCCGCCGGGCATGATTTCCGCGGCTGATGGCCCGCTGCTGGCGGCGTATTGCGAGTGCTGGGCCACGCACAAGGCGGCCTGCGAGGCGCTGGCGGCGGATCGTGACCTGATGCGCGGCCAGAACCTCACCACGCCGAGCGGCAAGCCATCGCCCTACATCCGAATTATGAGCGACATGTCGGCCCGCATGGCGGCGCTATCGAGCCGGCTTGGCCTGTCGCCGGCGGACCGGGCCAACCTCAAACTTGGCGACGGTCAGGGGAACAAGGGCAAATGGGCCGGGCTGATCGCGTAATCCGCTTCATCGAGAACCTGACGACAACGGCCGGGCCGGAGGCCGGCAAGCCGTTCCGGGTGCGCGACTGGCAAAAAGCGATCATCCGCGATATCTACGACCCGGCCGACGAGGCCGGCATGCGCACCCGGCGCACCGCGCTCATTACCATGCCGCGGAAGCAGGGCAAGACCGAACTTGCCGCGGCGCTGGCCCTGTATCACCTGCTGGCAGACGGCGAAATCAACGGCCAGGTCTATTCAGCGGCCGCGGAACGCCAACAGGCGGCGCAGGTGTTCAACGCCGCCAAGGCGATGATCAACGCCGACCCGGAGCTGGCGTCGCTCGTCAACGTGATCGAGACGCAAAAGCGGATCGTACATTACCGGTCCGGCTCGTTCTATCAGGCGATCAGCGCCGATGCCCGCTCAAAGCACGGCTTCAACGCGTCGGCCGTGATTTATGACGAGCTGGCGCAGGCCAAAAACCGCGAACTGTTCGACGTGCTCACCACCTCCACCGGCGCGCGCGCTCAGCCGCTCACCATCGTGATCTCGACGCAATCGAGCGACCCGAATTCGGTCATGTCCGAGCTGGTCGAGTACGGCCGCAAGGTGCTTTCCGGCGTGATCGAGGATCCCAGCTTTTCCGCCACGATCTATGCCGCGCCGATGGACGCCGACCCGTGGGATGAGCAGGTCTGGCACGCCTGCAACCCGGCGCTGGGGGATTTCCGCTCGCTCGATGAGATGCGCACCTTCGCCGCCCGCGCCAAGCGGATTCCCTCGCTCGAAAGCGCGTTCCGCAACCTCTACCTTAATCAGCCCGTCGACGCGGATCAGCGCTTCCTGGCAAGCGCGGATTGGGATGCCTGCGCCGCGCCGCCCGATCTGGATCATCTGGAAGGCCGGCCGTGTTACGGCGGCCTGGACCTGTCGTCCACGCAGGACCTCACGGCGCTGGTGCTGATCTTCCCCGATGCCAGCGACCCGCCGGCGTTCGACGTGGTGTGCCATTTCTGGACCGCCGGCGACACGATTCGCGAGCGCGGCGATCGCGACCGCGTGCCCTATGCCACCTGGCGCGATCAGGGGCTGATCGAGGCGACGCCCGGCCGGGCGATCGACAAGCGCTTCGTGGTGCACCGCCTGGCCGACATCATGCAGCGTTACGAGGTTCTGGGCATCGCCTTCGACCGCTGGCGCGCGGCCGAGCTGAAAAAGGAGCTGGCCGACGAGGGCCTGGAGGATGTGCCGCTGGTCGATTGGGGGCAGGGATTCAAGGACATGGCCCCGGCCGTCGATGCGCTCGAAACCGCCGTTCTCAACGGCCGGTTGCGCCATGGCGGCAATCCGGTTCTGCGCTGGTGTGTGGCGAATGCGGTCATCGAGATGGACCCTGCGGGAAGCCGCAAGCTGGCCAAACAGCGCTCGACAGGCCGTATTGACGGGCTTGTGGCGCTCACCATGGCGATCGGCCTGGCGGTACGGGCCGAAGCCCCGATCGCCAGCATTTACGAGCGTGAGCGCCCGGAGGGCTTCCTGTGGCTGTAGGAAAAGGGGCTGGGCGTGGAGGCACCCGTTGCCGGCTTCAAGACGCCAGTGCCGCCGTTGCGGCCGCGCAAGGCCCGTGCGCCGCGTCTGGCGACCGCAAGGCGCAAGGCGCTCGTCGATCGCTGCGCGGTGATTCTGCGCGCCGGTGAACCGACCTGCTTCGCCTTCGAGGCGAACTGCCGGCATTCCCTGCGCGCCGGGCTGTGCCTGAACGGCTGGAGCTGGGCACGCGCTGACACCGAAGCCGCGGAAATCGTGGCCGAAGCGCTGCGCCGGATCGGCGCACGGCGGCCGACATGGCGCGAAGGCCAGCCGCGCTACACTCAGGAAGGGTTCTCACCGATCGAGCGAAGCCGGTGCATCTGGTGCGCTCGCGGCTTGCCCGATGACCGTTGGCTATACTGCTGCACCACATGCTCGCAGCGCGCGCGCCACGTGCGCCGCGTGCGCGACGAACGCGCCTATGACTACGCGGCGCGCCATGCCGGGCGATGGGCTTAAATCATGAGACTTGAGGACCTGCCCGACGAAGATGACTGGTGCAAGGAATGCGGGGCGGCGCTGCCGCTGGACGCTCGCTACGGCCTGCGCCGGTTCTGTTCGCGAAACTGCCGCAACCGGTACCATCACAGGCGGCACACCCCCAAGCTACCCAACTATGGCGCGCGCGCGTGCCAGCACTGCGCGGCCAGCTTCACCGCGACTTCGCCAACCCAGAAATATTGCGGCGAGGCGTGCGCTCGCGCCGCGCGCCGGCGGCCTGAGCGTATCTGCCCCGGTTGCGGGACGAGGTTCACCGACGCCCGGCGTGGCCAGCTCTATTGCTCCAGGGCCTGCTATCGCGCCCACCGCGGGCACGTCCCGCGCGACTCGCGGTCCTGCGCACAATGCGGCGCGAACTTTAAGCCGCAGTCTCGGACGCATACCTGGTGCAGCCAGGCGTGCCGTCATGCAGCCCGCAGAAAGGCCAGGCAGCGCGCGTGCGCGAGCTGCGGCGCGGCGTTCAAGCCGGTCAGAAGGTCGCGCAAGTATTGCAGCCGCACATGCTACGACGGGCGCTAAGGGACGCGCGACGGCCGTGCCGGGAGAGTTAACGATACCTTGTGGAGGCGGTGTCCTGCCAGTGCGGATGGGCTGGGTCCGCCGGCCGCCGCCGAGGGCTTCAAGCACCGCTATGAACTCAGGAATTTAAGCCTGGAAGCCGCGCCGATCCGCCTCAGTCTGCGGGCGCATCCCGGAGATTGAATCGCTTCTCGATGCGCGCCATACGCTCGTCCAGACGGTCGAGGCGACGGTTCACGCCGGCTAGCCCTTCTTCGACATTGGTGGCGCGCGCCTTCAGGTCCTGAACGTCGGCGCGCACCAGGTCCATTTTTTCATCGAGGCCGCGCAGAATACGCAGCGTCAGGTTCTCGGGCTCGTCGGTCATGGGCCGATCCTACCTCATTCTTCCGGTTTTTCCGAGTCGGCTGAGGCCTCCAAGCCGCGCGCGATCAGCCGGCGAATGGCTTCGCCGCGGCTGCGAATTCTATTTGCAAACGACCATTCGTCGACAGCCGCCAGCTCGCTGGGCGTCATCATGATCGTCACACGCTGATCTCGCATCTCATCAGGCATATCAACCTTATAAACTTGAGTCGCTTTATAAATCAAGCATTGACGTTAGTTGGTAAACTTTATAAAGTTAGTATGTTGCACAACACAAGGATGGAGCACAGCATGACGATCCGTAAAGCCATCGAGTTCGCCCTGATCGCGACCGGCGCTTGCATGATGTTCGGCATCCCCGCCGGCCTCATCGGCGCAACCATCGCCTTCGCGGCATGGGAAATCGGAGCGCACCTGATCACCCGCCACTAACACAAACGGCCCCGGCCATGGCCGGGGCCACCTTGGAGTGATGTGAAATGTCGAAACTGCCTTCAAGCTATCGGTCGGAACACGAGGCCTTGCTCCGCGACGTGTTCCACTTGCTGGGCATCGTTCAGATGTCGATCGCCAGCGGAAAGCAGGGGATCACGCATAGCGCCTTGTTGGAGTGGCTGCGCTGCACGCTGGATCGGGCCGGGGTCGAGCCTTCGGTTGATCTGGACGGCCTTATGGCCGCGGCGCGTGAGAACGAACAGGCGGCCCGGAACAAGGCCAATGGCAACAAGCCAGACCTCCGGGCGGTGAAGTAACAACCTGCCCCGCCGGCCGCCGGCTGGCGGGGCTTTTCTTTGAGGGAGAGCCGAGTTGATGACGCAGAACGACCTACGCCACAAGCTGCAAGAGGCGCAGCGCCACCTGGTCGACGCGGCCCGCGCGATCGACGGCGCGAGCGTCCATGTGCGCACGCTGCTGGAGCGCATCGAGCATTCCCAGCAGCAGACGCCCGACACACCGAAACCGGAAGACGAAGGAGATCAACATGGCGATTAAAGACGACTGGCAGGACTGGATACACGACGCCGCGGAGCTTCAGCGCGCGGCTTTCCATCTGACGCAAAAGCCAGGCTGGCACGAGTGCCCGGACTGCGCGGCGGCGGTGGCCGGGATCCTTGAGGTAATGTCCCGGCCGATCGCGTGCCTGGAAGATTACGTTCAATCGGAAGCGACGGCCCAAACCGAAGGCGCACGGCGGTTCTACGAGCGGACCGGCCGGCTGCCGGATACCGATGTCGAATGGGCGCAAGCCAAAGCGGATTGGCAGCGCGCTCAACGCGGTGCCGGGAAGCCGGCGAATGGTGCCGCGCCCCAGCAATCGCCGGACTCGCCCAAAGGCGACCGGCCCGGCGATACCGTCTGAAGCCTCAAACTCAAAGGCCCGGCCGTTGCGCCGGGATGCATGCCCCGCCGGCCGGTCCCGGCGGGGTTTTATTATGGCCGCCTGCCGGGCGAACGCAGAGAGAACATAAGGGCCGGTTCATGTGCCGTCCATGTGACACGGAATAGCTGGGGACGGATGGGAATGTTGCGCGGAATGCATGGAAACCATTGGAATTGCTGGATTTTCGATGAAACGCGCGGCAAGGCGTTGCGGCACATGAAAACTGCTCGCAACGGCTGAATAAAGCACTGATTTTGCTTGATAATTATGGCGATCCCGGCAGGATTCGAACCTGCGACCTCCAGCTTCGGAGGCTGGCGCTCTATCCAACTGAGCTACGGGACCATCGGGGACAGCCTAGCCGGCTCGTAACAGAATTGCACGCTTGCCGCCGG